TGGGTCAGCAGTCGAAAGCATCCGAGTGGCTGGTGAAGTACGCCACAGATGCAGAGCGCGCAAATGCCGAGGTAAAGAAGGCAAAAGCCGAGTTGGGCGATGCATTCACGCCAGAGCTTGAGGCTCGCATACGGTCCAAGATCACGCCGGAGAAAAAGAAAGCAGCAGCGACGCCAGACGCAAAGTTTGACGACTTGGCACATCTACAGTCGCTAAAAAAAGGCACGGTAGATGCGTGGGATGCAATCACCCTTGCAGAAGAAATTGCCGTCCGCAATGAGGACAAGCTACTTGCAGAAAAGAAAATAAGCCGCGAAACGCACGAACAGGCGCTAACCCTGATCGCCAGCGCAGCTGCGAAAGACCGCCAGGAGTTGATGGCGAAGGAAACGCAGAACTTTTTGCAGGACGAGTCCACCAAGGCAAAGGCCCGAGAAGCTGCGGCCAAAGAAGCCCAGGCGCTTGAAAAAAAGAAGGCCGACGAGATATTTGCCATCACAAAGGCCGTCAACCCAATAGACGCCCTGCGCCAAGAGTACGAGGCGAAGTTGGCCATCGTCACTGAGTACGAAACCTTGATGGCCCAGCGCGGGGTAGACGCCACAGCACAAGGCCAGATCACGCGGACACAGATCACAGCCGAATACGAGCTGCAGCGCACCGCCCTTGCTGAGCAATCATTCCGGTCTCAGAGCGATGCAAATGCATTCCTTGTGGACACGATGAATGCCTTCTCGCAGACGGCTACAAGCTCCATTGTGGGCCTGATAAACGGGACCATGAACGCCACAGACGTGATGCGCAACCTGGCGAACGTGGTGCTCAATGAGGCCGTGGGTTCGCTCGTCCAGATCGGCATGCAGCAGGTCAAAAACGCCATGTTTGCGCAGACCTCCGCAGCGGCAGAGACGGCAGCCGCAGCGGCAAAGGGTGGCGTGTATGCCGCCGCCGTTGCGGCTCAAGTGTCCGGCATGTCGGCCATGGCCGCGCAGAATGCTTTTGCAGCGACCGCAGCTATCCCCATCGTAGGCCCTGGACTGGCTCCAGCCGCTGCCGCGTCCGCTGCTGCAATCGCCGCATCCCTTGGCGCTCCAGCCATCGCCACGGCCCCTATCGCGGGCGCGCGGCAGTACGGCGGCCCGGTCACATCGGGCAGCCTGTACCGCGTCAACGAAAAGGGCTCGCCTGAAATGTTCACGGCCGGCAACGGATCGCAGTACATGTTGCCGACGACAAACGGCAGTGTCACGGCGGCCGACAAGGTTGGCGGTGGTGGCCAGGGCGCGGCGTCCGGCGGCGCATCGGTGAAGGTGGTTTTCAATGTGGTGCAGGACAGCTCCAAAGCGGGAACTACAAACCAGAGCCAAGGCGCTGACGGCACCAACATGATTGACGTGTTCGTGGCCCAGATCGAGGGCAAGATCGCAGACGGCATCAACACCGGCTCCAGCCCGGTCAGCAGCGCATTGCAACGAACATACGCCCTCAATCGCGGGGCAGGGAGCTACTGATGGCAACATTTCCAAGCACGCTGCCGGGCAACCTGTCCGCATCGCACGGCTTCACGAACAAAGATCAGACCGTCCGCTCTGACATGGAGCTTGGCCCTACGCGGGTTCGGCGCATCAGCACGGCGCGCAACGATTCGGTGCCGGTGAGCTGGATTTTCTCGGACGCTCAAATGCAGATTTTCCGCGACTGGTTCGACTTATCGACCGGTGCGAATGGCGGGGCCGGGTGGTTCAACGTCACCCTGAACGTGGGGTACGGGGACGCCACGCAAGAGGCCAGATTCAAGTCTGGTGAGTACAAAGCGTCGCGTGTTGGCAAGTCGTGGTCCGTAGCATCAGAAGTCGAGATTCGCTAATGGAACACGATGGACAACACGCTTTCGCTCGCATTACGTGAGGCCTACGCATCAGCGCCAAATGTGATTATTTATCACGCGCTGGAGCTTCGGCACCCCGCATTTTTAGCCCCCATCCGGGTGGTGCGCGACCGCGTGAACTTGACGGCAACGCTTGAAAGCTCGGCCCCGGTAGACGCCAGCACGGCAGTGACCTTCATTGCCTTCAACTTCGATTTCACAAAGCCCGAAGTATCCGCAGCCGGTGTGCCGCAAATCAAAATCCAGATCGACAACGTAGACCGGGCCATCGTCGCCAACATTGAAGCGGCCCTGACGACAACCGACCTTGTGCAGTGCACCTACCGCGAGTTCATCAGCGCAGACCTTTCCGCGCCGCAGAACGACCCGCCTTTGCATTGCACCATCCTGACCGTGAGCGCTGACGTGTTCCGCGTCAACTGCACAGCAGGGTTCCCCAACCTGATGAACTACCGATTTCCGCGCATGGAATACGACACAGAGACGTTTCCGGGGTTGGTGGCATGAGCTGGGCCGCCCAATACATCGGGACGCCCTGGGAGTCTGGAGCGCAGGGTCCAGAGGCTTATGACTGCATGGGGTTCTTTCGCATGGTGCAGGCCAAGCACTTCGACATTGAAGTGCCCCAGATCATCGCGCCAGACTACGACGACCCGGCTATTTTGGGTGAGCTTTTCCGGGGGCATGCCGAGCGCACGCGGTGGGAGAAAAGCGAGGCGACGCACGGCTGCGCGGTCATCATCCATCGGCCCATGCACATCGGCGTCTGGCTGGACATTGATGGCGGCGGGGTGCTGCACTGCGCGCGCTATTCGGGCGTCATCTTCACGCCTGACTCTGCATGGCGCTTCTCAGGCTTTGGCCGCAAAGAATTCTTCACGCATAAGGCCACATGAGCGCAACAGTCGTCTACCTTGAAAACGTGCTCGTGCCATCCGGCAGGCGCGTGGATTCCGTCGAGCCCGCAAGCATCCAGAGCTTTGCGCCGGTGGGCTGGGTGCACCCGTTCGTCGCGTTCCTCGATGGCCGACCCATCCTGCGCGCCGATTGGGGCCAAGTCATTGAGCATGACCAGGCGCTTGCGTTTATCGATGTGAACGCCATCCCCCAGGGCGGCGGTGGCGGCGGGTCTGATGCCGTGCGAATGGTGGCGATGATTGCCGTGATGTACTACACGGGCGGTCTGGCTGCCGGTCTGGTCGGCGCAACCTCTGGGCTGGCCTACTCTGCCGCATATGTCGGCATTGGCTTGGCCGGAATGGCCCTTGTAAACGCCGTCCTGCCAACCCCTCAGCCAACATCCCCGCAGCAGGCCGCAGCACTTGCAGCACCCAGTCCGACATACAGCCTTCAGGCCCAGGGCAACAGTGCCCGCGTCGATGGCGCCATCCCTGAGCATTTTGGCTATATGAAGGCCTATCTTGACTTTGCGGCGCAGCCTTACGCCGAGTATTCCGGCAACGAGCAGTACTTGTACCAACTTCTTTGCATCGGGCGTGGCCAATACGACATTGGGCCGATTTACATCGAAGACACGCCGCTGAGCAGCTTTCCCGGCATCAATGTGGAGGTTGTAAACCCTGGAGAGACGCTAGATTTATTCCCTGCCGCAGTGATAACAAGTCTGGAGGTATCAGGCTTTGATATGTCGGATGCGACGGTTTACGGTCCTTTTGTCGCCAGCGGGTCAGGCACAACCGCCAATTACATCGGCATCGATTACGTGATGCCGCGCGGGCTTTACTACGCCGACGACAATGCAAATCTTCTGGATGCAGGTCTTACCGTGCTTTCCGAGGCTCAGGCCATTGATGCGGTTGGCTCTCCTATTGGCTCATGGTTCACGCTTGGAAGCGAGTACATGCATGGCGCCACCACAACCCCGCAGCGTCGCAGTTTTCGGTATGCGGTGACGCCCGGCAGGTATCAGGTGCGCGTGCACCGGGTGGATGTGAAAAACACAACGACGCGGGTCGGCCACGATGTGTCATGGACGGGGTTGCGCTCCTACCTGAATGACTCGCGCACCTTTGGCGATGTGACGCTGATTGCCCTGCGCATGAAGGCCAGCAACAGCCTGACAGCACAGTCCAGCCGCAAAATAAATTTGCTCGCGCAGCGCAAGCTGCCCGTTTGGAATGGATCAACCTGGTCGGCGCCAACAGGAACCAGGTCCATCGCTTGGGCATTCGCATATGCCTGCAAGCAGGTGGGCCTGACGGACGCGCAGGTAGACCTTGCCGCGCTGCTTTCGCTGGATGCCACATGGTCCGCGCGCGGGGACTACTTCGACGCCCGCTTTGACAACTTCCTGAGCTTCTGGGAGGCCGTCACCAAGATTGCGCAGGCAGGGCGGGCAAAGCCTTTCATGCAGGGCGGTGTGATGCGCGTGATGCGCGACCAGGCCGCCACCGTGCCCGTGGCCATGTTCTCGATGCGCAACATCACCAAAGGCAGCTTCAAGGTTGACTACCTGATGCCGACTTATGACACGGCAGACGCGGTGCGGGCCTCTTACTTCGACAGCGTGGCATGGGCTCCGGCCACAGTCTCGGCAAGCCTGCCCGGCAGCACTTCGGCCAAGCCAGCAAAGGTTGATTTGTTCGGCGTAACCAGCCGTGCCCAGGCATTCCGTGAGGCGACCTACATCGCCGCCACAAACCGCTACCGGCGCAAGATGATCCACTTCTCGACCGAGATGGAGGGCGGTATTCCTTCATTCGGTGACCTGGTGACGATCCAGCACGACATGCCGGGATGGGGGCAGGGCGGTGACGTGGTGGCATACAACAGCGGCACGCGCACATTGAGCCTTGCAGAAACGCCGGTGTGGAAGCCCGGATCGCCGCATTACATCACCCTGCGCAACCGCGACGGAAGCCCAGCGGGACCCTACCTTGTGACCGCCGGAGCATTGCCGAATGACGTGGTGGTGGGTGGGTCTGATGTGCCGTCCGTCTACACCGGGGAGGGTGCCGAGCGCACACACTTTGCATTCGGCTGGGCAGACACCTACTCGCAGCCGGCGCGCATTCTGTCCATCAAGCCCAGCAGCCTTACACGGTTTGATGTGGTGTGCGTGAATGAGGATTCGAATGTCCATACCGCTGACGTTGGCCTATTCACGCCAGTGCGCCAGACCAGCCAGCTTGCCGGATTCGTCGCAGCCCCAGTCGTCACCAATGTGATTGCTTACCCGTCCCGCGAAAACCTCACCCTGATGGTCTTGTCGTGGCCGGGCGCGGCATGGGCCAACAGCTACGAAATTGAGCAGTCTAGCGACGGCAGCGCCTGGGCGTCTTGCGGCGCGACTTCAAACACTGAATTTCTGAGCCCGATGCTGTACGGAAAAAGCACCCAGTTTCGTGTGGCCGCCGTTGGCATTGCGCGTGGCCCGTGGTTCACTGTTGCGCCTGACACGACGCCGCCACCGGCCTTTGACTTTTTCAACATCATGGCGCAGCCGGATGGCACGCGGCAATACAACTTTGGGTATTCGTTGCTGGCCAATCGCCCCGCCGACTGGATGGGGGCCGAGATTCGGTACATGGGTGGCACAGTGGCAAGCCCAGATTGGGATGCAATGACCCAACTGCAAGACGCGACCACCTTTTACACAAACTCGCCCGTAGAGCTAAATGCGCCCTTGTCCGGGGTGTTCACTTTTGCATGCAAGAGCCTGGACACCACAGGCAACGAATCAGAGTACCTGGTGCGCAATATCACCCTGCCAAACCGGCGACTCGGAAATACCTTCGATGAGTTTTTTGAAGGGCTTGAGGGCTGGACTGGGACGCTCACAAACTGCCACATTCAAGACGGCGTAGTTGAGGCAAACGACTCCACCACATGGGCCACGCTCCCGGCAACCTGGTCGGCATGGGCGCGCTGGAACACATCCCCAGCATCACCCATCTACTACGAGACGCCCGTAAAGGATTTTGGCGTCTTGGTGTCCGGCCAAGTCAACCCGGTGATTGCGGCTGACGGGACGGTTGTTTTGCAAATGGCCACCAGCACCGACGGCACCACCTGGAGCGCCTGGGGTAGCGCAGTCGGCCCGTTCTCCACCCGCTGGATGAAGCTGCGCCTGACCGTGACAGCAAATGGCTCGTTCCCCATTCCTATCATCAGGAAATTCGACTGGCAGATTGATTCGCCAATGAAGGCCGAGTACATCAATGACGTGGCCATCTCTGGATTATCTGGCGCCTACCGTATCGGAACTGGTGACATTCGCATCCCGCTTGGCAGCACGTACTCAGTGATTAAGCGCACGACCATCGTGATCCAGGACGGCAGCGCGGGGACGTGGACTTATGCGCGCATTGACCAAAGCCTGAGCCCCGCGCCGCGGTGGCAATTCCGCTTGAACGGCGTGCTGACCGACCCCGCATTTGTTGATTTTTTTGTCGAAGGATTCCCATGACCTGGCCAACAGTAGCAGTAAACACCACAAATTGCGACTCCACCGGGGACAGCCCTGCGCTGTTCCGCGCGGACATATTTGATGCAATCACAAAGCTCAATCAGATGATTGGAGCTGCTCCTTTATTCCCGTTGTCAAGTCCAACATTTGCACAAGTCACCGCGACGGGTGCCATCCCATTGCCAGCATCTGGTGTCGACACCTTCGCATTTCAAGCGCAAGGGAGTTATGGCGGAGGGTATGCGCTGGTCGATGGAACTTACAACATCGGAATGTGGTGTACATCAGGAACACTGAATATTGGATTTGGCACTTCGCTTGGAGCATTGACGGCCAAGGCAACCATTGATAACAACGGATCAGCGGTGTTTTCGGGAAACCTTACTGCGGGGCTTTCCAACATTGCATCAAATGGATACCCGTTGACTGTAAGCAGTCTGAACAGTGCCAACATTAAGTTGGTTATGAAGGATGCAGGTGTAACACGCGGGCATATCGGGGCCGATGCTGGGTCTTGCTTTGCAGTCATCAATGCGGCTAACACCCTCTACACGTTAACGGTTGACAACAGCGGGAATGTATCAATTCCTGGGAATTACAACGGTAATGGCTCTGGCCTATCCGGGACTGCTGCAAGCCTGAACGCTGGCGTTGGCGTAGGGCAGTCGATGGTGAATCGCACCGGGACCGTTGGGCTTGCAACGACATACAACAACAGCACCGGAAAGACCATAACAGTATTTGTCTGCGCCCAGGGGAATAACGCAGGCTCCCCCGGAACTATCACAGGATACGTTGATGGGGTTGTGGTTGGAACCGAATGGACTTCGGATGGAGTTGGTACCTGGAATGCGGCCCCTGCAACCCTTTGCTTCCCGGTTACATCTGGAAAAGATTACATCGTTTATTCAGGTGGTGGCGGGTCATCAATCGTGTCTTGGTCTGAACTCCGTTAATTGGAAAAGCAATGAAACACTACCTCTCCCCCAATGGCCAACTGTATGCCTACGAGCTTGATGGATCGCAAGACGATTTGATACCTGCCGATTTTGTCCCGGCCACCGTCGCGCAGGTGCAGACCATCCAGAACCCGACAGCCATGCCACTGACAACAGCCCAGCGACTTGCCGTGCTTGACGCTGAAAACCCAATGACCCAGCGAAATTTGCGCGAGACGGTGATGCTCATGGCTGAGGCCTTCAAGCAGATCAGCGGTGGCGCTGTGGATTTGTCCACCATCCCCGGTGTGGCGAAGGTCTACGAGGTCGAGGCCCAGGCTGCGGCGCTGCGGGGTGAGCTGTGATCGACCTGCTCATCATCCTGCTGGCCCCGGCGCTCAAATGCACAGACGCCGGCAGCCGCAACCCGCTGCACATCCTCGCAGCGCTGATCGCCTGGCCGCTGGATCTGATCATCGCGCGCACGACCTTTGCCGCAGTTGCAGGACGCCAGCCGCGCGCTGGTGAGATGACCGTCAGCGACATGCTCGAAAACCTGTGCAATGAGCCCAGCCACCCCGACTGGATGCTGTTTGTGCAGATCGCCAAGTCGATCAACCGGGCCACCGGCATGCCACACATCCGGGCGGTGACCCATGCATAAAAAATACTGGAGAACCGCATGAGCATTTCAGAATCTGACTTTGCAACGATAGAGCGGCGAACCGCAGCAAAAGAGTCTTGGCACTTGGACAAGAAAGTACCCATTGCCCTGATCGTCGCAATGCTGACGCAGTTCGCCGGGGTTGTCTGGTTTATTGGGCAACTCGCAAAAGACATTGAGCTACTCAAAGCCGACACAGCGGTATTGCACCAGCGAGACAACCAGCAAGGCGACAGCCTTAAGGATGCATTGCGGCTGATGCAGGACCAGTTCCAGCGGCTTGACTCAAAACTCGACCGACTCATTGAGCGGAGCGCGAAATGAATCTGATCCCAAACGCTGGCACCGTAGCTGCCAAAGCCACCAGCGTGCACTTCGCCGCGCTGACGGCATTCCTGAGCCTGCTGCAGGTGGCGATCCCCTACATCATCGACGCACTCAATTCTGGCAGCGTGCCCGACCTGGTGCTGGCGATCCTGCCGCTGCTGGCCGGCGTACTGCCAGCCGAAACGCTGCCGTTGCTGACCAGCGCCGCAGCCTTCGCCACCATCGTCGCCCGGCTTGTGGCCCAGCCGGCCCTGGCCGCAGCCCTCCAGGCCCTAGCCGCTGCAAAGAAAGAGTAGACCCTCATGACAATCAAATCCGCAATCCGCCGCGGCGCCGGGCGCCTGTTGTTCCTGTTCGCCCTGGGGGTAGCCCTGCTGTGGTCCGCTGACCTGTGGCCGCAAACGCTAGGCCCCACCGGTGCGCCGCTGGCTTTCGGCATCGGCCTGTGTCTGGTGGGCCTGGCCGTGGGCGACCTGGTGCTGCGCATCCTGCAGCCCCGCATCGACACGCAGGCGGCCGCGCAGGCCGGTATGGGCGGCAGCACGGCGGCCG